AGTGCCGGCGCCGGAGTTGGCCACGGTGATGGTCGGCTGAGCGATCGGCGTGGTGCCGAAGAAGCCCACCTTCTCGGTGTTGTCCTTGCCCAGGACGGCGCCATCGGAGGTGCCCGGGGCCGCAGCCCACAGGCTGTTCTGGGTTTCGATTGCAAGTTGTGCCATTTCGGTTTCTCCTTAGATGCCGCTGACGGTGGCGGGGATGCGAACGGCCAGCTCGGGCCGCAGGATGCCGCCGCCCCACACCAGGTCGAAGCGCGACAGGTACATGTCGTTGACGATGTCGAAGCCCTGAGTGAAGCGCAGGGTGATGCCCTGGTGGGTGGCCTGGGCCGAGTCGACGCCGTGGTTGGCCGGCGGGGTCGGCAGGTCGGCGGTCACGAAGTAGAACGCGTCCTTCGAGAAGGCCAGGTTCTGCACGTAGTTGGTGCCGGCCACGCCGCCGATGGTGATCACCGCGTTGTCGGCCGGCGCGTTGGAAACGTTCTGCTCCGAGCCGGTCACCACGATCTCCGGGGTGATCTGCAGCGCGGTAGCGCCGGAGGCCGAAGCCACGGTGACGGTGAACTTCTTCAGCTGGCCGGCCAGGGTCTTCTTGGTCTGCGGGTGCACGTCGAACACGCCGGCGATGGTGAAGGTGTCGCCCGGGTTGACGATGCCGGTGCCGGTGTCCACCACCAGCGTGCTGCCGGACTGGCCAGCGCCGTTGACCAGGTAGCCGGCGCCGCTGCCGCGCGTGGTGGTCGCGGTCAGGTTGGACGAGTACCAGTCGAAGCCCAGCGTGTTGCTGGCCATCTCACCCTCGCGGTACTGCCGGCCCACCTTCTCTTGGGCGTTGTACAGCCCCTTCAGGCTGTCCACGATGTCGATCTGGGAGTAGGTGTTGATCAGCAGGTTGCGGTCGTTGCTCGGGGCCAGCTGGCTGTCCAGATAGGCCTTGGCAGCCAGCGCGGTGCGGGCGTCATCGAACGCGCCGTAGTCGCCCACGGCACCGGGGACCAGCGGCGTCACCTTGTTGATGAAGTCTGCTTCGACGTTGGCCAGGAGGTCGCCGATCTTGGGATCGATGAACTGTTCCTGGAAGTCATCGATCTGCAGGGCCATTTCGGCCGAGGTCGCGCCGGTGTCCATGCCGTAGTACTGATCGACCTTGACCGGGATGGTCTTATCGATCTGCGGCTGCAGGTCCATGATGCGGCCCTTGCGGACCACGCCACGCTGCGGGACACGCACGGACACCTGGTCGCCGACCTTGGCGCCGCCCTTGTAGCCGAACGGGGTGTCGTACTGACGGTTGACCATCTTCAGTACCTGGATCTTTTCAGACAGGACTGCGAGGGCGCGCTTGACGATGATGGAACTGGTGAGGAGCTGATTGCCAGCCATTGGGGTTCTCTCCGGTTATCGGTTTCGTTTGGCCCGCACGGCTTCGAGGTGATCGGCGACGTCCATCGACGCAAGGTCCTTGCGCACGACAGAGCCGCCGCCAACGGTCGAAGGCGGGGGCGGTGCTTTCGTGACGGTTGTGGGCTTCGGGGGAGTTGCAGTGCGCGCAGCGCTCATGGACGCTTCCAGCCGGCCCAGTGCAGCGGCGGCCGCGTAGGGCGTCATGAGCGAGATTTCGTGGGCGCGGTCGAGGTTGTCGGTCAGGTAGACAGCGATCTGCGGCCCGATGTCACTGGTGCCGATAACTTCCAGCATGGGGGGCGTGAAATTGACGGGCGCCTGGATGGCGGCCTCCCACTTGCCGGGGTTGGCGGCCTGGTACGCCGCAAGCCGGCCCTGGAATTGCTGTGACTGCTCCTGCGCCTTGTTTTGCTGGGCGCGTTCGGCCTCGCTGGTCTCTCGTTCCGCCAGCGTCTGCTTCACGCGCCACTCTGCGAGCGCCTCGACATAGGCGTCATGGTCGAAATCGAAGTCTTCGAACTTCGGCTTTTCGCCCTGACCGCCCTGCTTGGCCGCGCCGGCCTGGCTCTTCTCTTCCAGTGCCTTTGCACGCTGCTCTGCAGCCTCTGCACGCCGGATTGCTTCGTACTTCTCCCGGGTCAGCTCGTTGATGCGCTTCCCAACGCCCTTGTTCTGGCGTTGAGCGGGTGCACCCTCCCCGTCCGAAGCTGCCGAGTCTCCGGAATCGTCCAGCTGGTCGGCCTGTTGGCCTTCCTCGCCGGTTGCGGCGTCATTGCCCTGCTCATCGGCAGGTAGTTCGTGTGCTGAGTCCTGCGCCTTCGGCGGCTGCTCCGCGGTCGGGGTCGGGTTCGATGCCTCGACAGCGTCGATGGCGGCTTTCAGGCTTTCGTTCATGGGTGCGATCTCAGATCGGATAGCCCGGGGTTCCGCCCGGTGCGGGGGCACTCATGCCCGGATCACCGCCCATAAAAAAACCGCCTTGCGGCGGCTGTTCGGGGGTGGGTTGAACTGGTTGCGGTGGTTGCATTCCAAGCAGCAGCTGCTGCGCCTGCAACCGCTGTTGCATATCGAGGTTCTCCAGCTGCTGCCCCTGCGCCTGAGCGCCATAGAGCTGCGCCTGGGCCGCGCCCTTCTCCGCGTCGGCCATGTCCTTGGGGTTGGGCTGCGGGGGCGGGGGCGGCTCTTCGCCTTCGCCCGGCGGCAGCAGGCCCTGCTTCACCAGCAGTGCCCGATAGGCATCGCGCACTTCATCCATGCCAGGAGTGTCCATCGACTTCAGCACGCCGTAGCGCGCCAGCATGGCGTCAGGTCCGTTGCCCTGCGCCAGCTGCATCATGGCGTCCAACGTCTCCATGCGCTGGGTGGTGTAGCTCGGCCCCGTGCTGATACTCACGTCGTACTTGCCCTGGCGCAGATCGTTGACCGTGATCCACTCCTGGGCCTGCTCATCCCACACCGGCTTGTTGACCGAGAGGAATTCTTCGGCGCCGTCCTCGCCAAGGATCCGGATCTGCCGTTCGCTGTCGTAGATGTGGGAGATCAGGTCATTGACGATGATGCCTGTGAACAGAATCGCGCGGCTGACGTTGTCCTGGTAGTCGTAGTTGGCAACGTCGCCCTCGCGCTGCCGGGCCATGATGGCCTTGCCGCTGGTTTCGTTGCTCCTGCTGCCCAGGCTCGCGTCGTAGATGCCCGTGGTGGACTTCATGTCGTCCGACGACAGCTGCAGCGCGGCCATGTAGCCCGGCGACAGCTGCGGCGGCGGCTCGCGCTGTGGCTTGAGCCCGGGCGCCTTCGGGTCGACGTTGTAGGGCAGCCCTGGGGCGTTATCTACAGCCAGGTCGCGCCACTCGCGTTCGAAGCCCTCGATCTGTTTCGGGGTGTACATGAACGGGGACATCGGCTGGTTGGCGATGACCTCGGCGAAGTTTGAGCGTTCGAAGTTGTAGAGGATCTGGGAGTCGCGCGACATGCGCGCCATCCCATACCACTCGTCACGGCCATCCACGTGGACGATATCGCCCCACACCGGGATCAGCGGTATGTACTTGCCAGGCCAGTCGAACGGGCCTTCCAGAGTCTCCTCGCCGCTGACAATCTCCATGGTGATCTTGGATGTCTCGACAGTCCGCCGCTGCTGGACCGTCACGGGCTCGCCGGAGGGCATGCCCATCTCATCCATCGGCGGGTTCGCCGCGGACTCCTCATCGAAGCCATCCGCATCAACCACGCGCCCATCAGAGAGCAGTAGGATCTCCTTGGTGACCGGCACGCGCTGCCAATACTCGGCGAAGCGCACCTCCTTGTCTCGATACCAGTCTCGGCAATCGCTGGTCATAGCCGAATCGAAGGAGACGATCTCCGCCTTGGGCCAGCGCGCCTTGAACTCGGCCCGGGGGAGCGAGTCTTCAACGAACGCGAACCGAGCGTCGGATCGGTCCAGCTCCTTTGCCGATGGGTCGAACCGCACAGAGAACGGGTTGTGCACCCGCTTGATGCGGATCTCCTGGTCGAAGGTGTTGTCGTCGGCGTACTCGGTCGTGACGCGCCACACTCCGTAACCGCAGCTGACCGCATACAGGCCGCCCCAGTCGTATGCCTCGTCGGCCCGGGACTGCGCCTCGATGTTGCGGATGAGCCCCTGCCGGATCTCGGCCAGCTTCACGTCGCCGTCCTCGCTGGCGCGGACCTTGATCGACGGGGTGTTCATGCGCATGTCGTTGATGACCTGCTTCACCGCCTGGCGCAGCTTGTTGAACTCGTACTTCGGGCGACTGCCGCGGAGGCGACCGAAATTGCTGTCCCACTGGCTGCCGGCCACCCAGATGAATCGGAAGTCATCCACCGCGCGGGAGCGCATGGAACTCTCTGCCGACTCGCAGTCGGCAAAGCGGCCACGCATCTGCTTGAACTTCTCCTCGGCGGTAGTCGGAGCTTTCAGTTCATCGTCCCGCATTACCAGCCGCTCCTGAAGTTGATTGCTTTCGGCGCCGATACCGGCACCGGCTCTGCGAAGGTCAGCGCCACCGAATCCCATTCATCGGGGCTTGGCACGCCTCGCGCCCTCATCGCCTCCTTGCTTTCCAGCAGGACGCGCGAGTTGCTGTCGTACTTGTAGCCAGGGCCGCAGGCATCGCCCTGGAGGGAATCCTGGTCGGGGATATCTGCCCCGCCCTCCTGGGCCAGCCAGTCGCGTGAGGCCATCCATATCTCGGCCCGCCGATTCACTGGGCCGCCGCCAATCTCCTTGCCGTCCTCGCCAATCTTTGGCGGCTCCAACGGGGCGCTGCCGAAGTTGACCGGCTTGACGATCTCGTCGTAGCCCATTTCCACCAAGCGGTCATAGATGCCTACGCCAAGGCCGCCCACGTCGATGAAGACGCGCGCCGGGTTTTCGGTGTCGATCACCTGCTTGATCCAGCCGGCGCCCTCCATGGTGGTCAGCTTGTTGCGCCGCTCCACCTTGATTACCTTGCGGCCGCGGCGGCGGGCGAGCGCCGATCCGTCATCACCGAATCGAGCCGGATCGAACCCCATTACCAGCGGCCCAGACTCTTCACAGACGTTCTTGCGCGCCCGAGCTACCAGCTCAGGCTTGATGAAGCTGTCGTGGCCCGACATCTGGAACGCCTCAGCCGCGGTGGCCGGGTATTCCTGCTTGAACAGGGCCGGGTCTTTCAACTCGCTGATCTTGTTGCGGCGCCAGGCCATCTGGCCGTTGTCCAGGCCATACAGCTCAGCGTAGGTGCGCTCTTCCTCAGTCAGGTCGAACCCGGCCGGCACATCGCGGCGATATTCCTCCTGCCAGAACCAGGGGACGAAG